TCATGTTGACGATGTCCTGCGCGCCTTGCTCCATAGCGGCTTTGACAAGTGTTTCAGCAACTTCCGGGAATTTCTTGAGCTTTATCTGCAGGCGATCCAGACCTTTTATCTTAACCGCCATCAGGTTTCCTCGCCTTCAACAACGAGCATTTCCAAATAGGCATTGCGCTCGTCCGGATTGACGATAGTCTTGATCCCAAACACGCGGTTTGGCTTGCCCCCGGTCTTACCCGCCCGAGCGTCGTAGGCCCGCCATGATGCCGTAATCATGCGGGCCTGCTCGCTGCTGCGAATGGTCAGATTGTACGGCTGCATGGACTGCATTCTCGCCGCCATGATGCTTTCTGCATTGCTGCCGTAACGCGGTTCCAGCCTTCCCGGCACAGTGAACTGGTCAACCCACGCACCGCGTGTTCCGCCAAAGCCGTCGTCCACTTCCTGCCTGACCTGAAACGTCAAACGGCAATTCAGGCTGCCGGCACCTGCGCGCTTCGCCATGCTTCAGCCTCGTCTTTTGTAGGAGTTGGAAGCCGCTCGGCTTTGCCGGCAGCAACGGCGCGGTTAGCGCAAGGCGTGGTCACTAGCCCAACGTATCCCGCCGGGTATCTGATCGTGACGGCTGGCTTGGGGATGAAGTCGTACGTGGCTGTGAAGTGGAGCCAGGGCATTACTGTTCCACCGCTAACGTGCGCCAAACCCGATATGGCGCCAACAGCGCCCGGACGTGACGCGGCAGAACTGCGCTGCCTTCCGCTTTCATGTCTGGCTCGCGGTGTTCGTACAGATCGGCCGCAACGAGCAGGATTGCTGCCGTGATCGGAGGGGTAACTACCATGCCGTCTGGCAAGGTAGGCGTCGCGCCGGTTGCCACGACCTCGCGGTCGACATATTCGACGACGATTGTTTCTGCCGCAGACAGATAGACTTCAAGCTCAACATCTTCGTCATCATGAAACACACGAAGGTGTTTCTTCAGCAGTTCGAGGTCAACCAGTGCCATCGCCACCACCCTCCGGCGGCGTTTCAGGCTCCGGTTCTGGCTCGGGAGCTGGATTTGGATCGACGATTCCTGCCCCGATGTAGCTCGCCACCCGGCGCTTGCGTGTCTTCGTATCGGCCATTGCCAACCTCCGTAAACTTCTCGACGTAACCAAGCGCAAGAAGTGGTCCGGCTTGCCAGTTCGGCAGTTCGGCGACCATGCCTTCGTCCAGTTGACCGTAATTACCGACCAAGGTTTTAAGCGCTTTGATTTTCATGTTGTCCTCGTGAAAAGGGGCGCCGAAGCGCCCCATCAACGATTAAGGAGTTACAGGCGGATTGACATCGCCGGTCACAAAGGCCTCTGGGCGGTAAACTGCCAACGCAAGGCGCTCTTCGATGCGGATCGTGAACATGTTCTTTTCGAAGTCATCCACGTTCTCGCTCGAAAGCAGAACTTCTATGCCCATACGGTCGAAAATCTGCGCACCGAGATTGAACGCACCCGTCAGGAACTTGCCCGCAGAAAGTGCCTGAGTCTGGACGACCGGAAGATTCCACAGCGATGGACCGATCGGCGACTGGGCATTGCCGACGATATAGTTGCCGCCAAGATCCTTGGTCAGCTCGATCTTGGTCCAATCCGTCGGATGCAGAACGAAGCCGCTCGCCGGATATTCGGCCAAAATGACCTGCAGGATTGCCAGTCGCAGGCGGTCTATTGCCGTTTCGTTCTCCGGAGTGAACGCCGGAGCGAAGGCAGATGCCTGCGGGAGAATGCCGTGCAGGTTTTGGCCGGTGCCGTCACCGTTCAGAAGCTGGCCTTCTTCAACGAACTTGAGCCCGTACGTGCCGCGAGCGTTGATATAGCTTGCAAGGCCCGGAGCGTCGTCGAGGATCTGACGGCTTGCCTTGAAGATATGGGCCAGCGTGCGAACAGGCGTGGTTTCCATATCAAAGGTCAGGTCAGACTTTGGCTTTTGAGCACCCTCAGCAACTGGAGCTGCGCTGTTCGTAAAGCCCGTTTCCTTGACGAATTCGACACTTGCAGCCGAGGTCTGGCCCGGTGCAATAAGGTCGCGGATCGTCAGGTGACGATTAGGCGGAGCAATGATGCCTGGGACGCGCTGTCCAGGGACAAGCGAGGTACCTGCCGAACGACCGGCGCCAACCGTGGTATTGCCGGATGTGATGTCAGCGCGTTCCATGCCAACGCGGATCGAGCCGCGCCATGCGCCGGACACGTCGGTCGACTTGAACTTTTCAGACGCCACGACAATATCGCCAACGTCCTGCGGACCCTGTGCAACGTCGTCGCGTTCACGAGCGGCACGCTTTTCCAGCTCGCTGATGCGGGTCGTGGTGTCACCAAGCTCGGATAGCGCCTTATCAACCTTGCCGGTCAGCTCGGTTGAAACAGTTCCGTGCTGCTGGAGCTGCGAGGTGAAGTCGGCCGCGAGATTACCGACCTTTTCCTTGATTGAGGCCAAAGACTGGCCAAGCTCGCCGATCTTCTCGGCAAGAGAAACTTCGGACATATGTCCTCCTGATACTAAATGGTGAAAGTGCGTGTTTCGGCCAAAAGCCGTTCTAAGGCCGCCGAAACAGCGGCGTTTTCCGCATCAGCATCAGGTTCCCCCTGATGTTCCTTGAAGTAGAGCGATGCGGCTCGCTCCGCCTCCGAGTTCGACAAGCCGATCAGTCCCCTGATCCCATTCTCGAATTCGCGTTTGGTGATTTCTTCGCCAGAGGCCATCTTGTTAGCCAACAATTGCGCGGCTTCTGCCTTTGCGGCGTTGGACGCCTTTACACGGCGGACATATTCCGGCTCGGTGTTCGCGCCCAATCGGGCCAAGGTCTCGTCAAGTGTGGCAATACGGTCTGCCATTCCTCTGTCCATGAGCGCTTCTGCATAGAACACCCTCCCCTGACCAAATCCGTCTTCGACTTTGGATTTCGTAATGCCACGCCCATCGGCAACGCTCTGCAAAAACCGGCCATAGGAGCGGTTTACGCTGTCCTGAATGTAGGCCAGCGTGTCCTTGCCAAGAGGTTCGGTCTCGTTGCCTTCGACCTTGTGCTTGCCCGCAGAAATGTAGGTTCGCTTGACGCCAGCCTTTTCCAACGCGGCAGAGATATCGTCATGCGCCGTATAGACACCGATCGACCCCGCACGCCCAGACGGCGTGACAACGATTTCGTCGGCCGACGACGCGATCCAGTAGGCAGCGCTCGCAGCCAGGGAGTTGACCTGCGCTATGATCGGCTTTTCACCGCCGCGCAGTTTGCGAATTTCCGTTGCGAGTTCATCCGTGCCCGGTACCGAGCCGCCAGGACTATCAATATCAAGAACAACGGCCTTCACATCCTCGTTGGAAAGTGCCTTGTGCAGTTGGCGCTTGATACCGGCATAAGATGTGCCGCCGCTCATCGCGGAAAACAGGTCCATTCGGTCGGCCAGCACGCCATAAACCGGGATCACTGCGACCTTGCCGTCAATTTCGGCGATTTCCTTTGCGCGAGCATCAGAAACAGCCGCTGCAAATTCAGGTGTGACGAGCTTGTCGCCCGCCACACGTGCCGCAAGAACATCAGCCAAAACGGCCAGTTTTTCGCGCTGAATCGCCCACGGTTCGGCCTCAAAGGCCGTCAAAATGTGTTCGAATTTCATGAATTTCCCTTATCCAGCGCTTGGCTGTGCATCATCCAGCGGAGGCCCGCCGTTGTGTCCGACCATGGACAGAGGCTGCATGGTGCCGTTGACGATCAATTCGTCGCCGCCATCCATCTTTGGCTTATTCTCGTAAGCTCTGGCCTCGTTCGGCGTGTAAATGCCGTTCTGGACCATCTTCTGCAGGAACTCCGCCCTCGCCTGGCTATCGCCCCGCAGCAGGCCTTCCATGTTAAACTTCACAACGGTCGTTTTGCGGGTCTTTGCATCAAGCAAGTCGCGGTAGATCGCCGATTCAATGCTTCTGAGCATGGGCGTGAGGCAGGTCTTGGTGAACTGCAGGATCAATTGTTCGATCCCGCTTCCCCATGTCGTTGTGCCATTCGCGGCATGGCCAATCATGACAGGCGGAACGCCGAAAATGCGGCAAATTTGCTCGACGCTGTACTGCCGCGTCTCAAGCATCTGCGCGTCTTTGGGGTTGATGGTGATTTGCGACGGGGTGAGACCCGCCTCCAGCACCGCAATCCCTCCTGCCTTGTCGGCACCGGCAAATGCCTGCAACGATTCAGCAATCTGCTTGCGCTGATCGGGCTTCAGAACCTGTTCTGACGACAAGACGACCGAAGCCATCATGCCGTTCTTGAACATACGGCCCGACGTTTTTTCGCCAGCCATGGCGTTGCCGATCACATTGCGCTGCGCGGCAATAGGCGAAAGGCCACGATCACAGCCCGGCATGACCAATCCGCGGACATGTAGCATGTCTTCTTCACGGATTTTGCGAACGCCACCCTTCTTGCCGTTCTTGTACTGTTCGGTGACTTCGTAGTAGCGGTTGTTCCGGTCATCCCGCTTCACATCAATGCAAAGCGGATTGAACGGGTTTAACGCCACCAGGCGACCGCCATTTTTCTTCTTTTCGGCGAAGAAATTGCCATCAAGACACAGGCAAAGAGCAGCCATCCCCCAGAAATCTGACGCACTATCGTCCAAGTTCGGCAAGTCGTGCAGCAGTTCGTACAGCGGATTCTCATAATCGACGTCAACGCCATCGCCCTTGTAGACATTGCAGGGCAGCGTCTTCACGGCATTGGAAATCAGGTTCACGCACGCCCAGACAGCATCAAGCTGCATGGCGTGTTCATAGGTAACCGTCTCGCCGCTTGTCGTCGACATTCCAAAGAATGCGCGCCATGGGCCGGAAAGAAGCCCGAAAGGCTTCCCGACCCAAGTCAAAAGGCCCATGGGCACTCCTACCAGGTTATAGTGATCA